ATGTTGGATGTGAGATTGACAAAGACTACTTCGATGCAGGATGCAAAAGATTTGATGAAAGATGTTTAGGTGAATATAACACTTTAAACGGAGAAAAATGGATAGAACAAAGTTTATTTTAAAAATTAATAAAAAATGAACAAGAATAACATTATCACGGCACTGCTTATAATAGCAGTTGCCGCACTGGTAGCAATCGAGTTCAGCATAGTAGCTTCTATGCAACAACAGAAAAGACTTGAGCAGAAAATTGACAGTATCAAAGGGTACTGTGAAGAAGTGTACTGATTATCTCCATTTCTTGTTATTTCCACCAAACCTGAACGGGTGAAAGTACCACACGACAATCGCAAACGCATATAATACGATGCCGATTAAGATGTTCTTCATGCTTTACTCATTTCATGCTCACGGATGCAATCGTTGATAAACCTGTTCTTGTTCGGTTGCTTATCAACTACTTCAATCAAATCAGCATCTAAACGTAGGTGCATGTCTTTATCCTCAACGCCAGTATATCGACGTTTTCTAATACCCTTACTCTTTGTCATAATTTTATTTTTAATAATTTACATACCGCTGGAACGGCGGGAATTAAAGCGTGTGGAGACATGAGCAAGGATACTTGCGCAGCCCACGAAGCCCACGAATCTTTAGCTCATGGGTAGTTCACATTTTCAGAATATTGCTTATTTAAAGTTTATCAATACTATCTTCAATAATAAATCTCATTTCATTAATTGATGGATAATCATCTGTACAACTTGAGCCGTTAAAGTCATGTTCTTTAAAACGCATGACTATCATATTTTCAGTGTCAGTGAGCACCCACCAATTAGGTTGCTCACTTGGTTTCAAATCAAATCTCATTCTTTTACTAATTTATGAAAGTGAAGTTTGCCATTTTTAAATTCAAACGGGATACCTCCAACACTTTCATCGTTTACAAAATGATAGATAAATCCACCGTAAGAGAAATCTTTATTTATTTCCTCTTTAGTCCATGCAAAATTCAAATGCTCTTTTGCCTCTGAAAGTGTGCTGAATCTATCTTCCCAACCGTCTATAAACCAATAATTTTTTTTCATAATATTGCCCGTTATGCCGATAGCGCAGCGTTTATTGTTTATTTATTTTACAAAGATATGATTTTTTTTATTAATAAATATTTTAAGAGAATATTATTCTCTGTGTCCGGTCATCTCTGATATGCAGAGACCGACCATCCAGATAAATACGAATATCGCGAACATGTTATAATATTATTTTGTTGTTATCAGATTGTTGTTTAATGTAAATCTTTTTCAAGTTATGATAAGCTGATCTTGCACGTGAAGCGTTGAACTTCATGCCTGTTGAGGTATGTACGCCCATGCTGTTGAGAGTGACCGCAGCGTCGGAAAAGTCCGCCGTGGGTATCCTTCCGTTATTTCGTGCCTTGCACGACTTCACAAGGGTTACCCAAATGGCACGGTTGTTTGTATCGTCATAAGCCTTTTTTCGTCTGGACGTCGCCGACGCTTTAATGGCCTTGCTCATATCATATCCTTTCTCATTGCCTAACGCAAAACCACGTGTTTTCTTAGCCTTTAGGGCATCTCGTGTTCTCTTACTTGTCAGTTCACGTTCGTATTGTGCGACTGATGCAAAAACGCCAAGTATGATAGTGTTAACAACCGGCATATCACAAAAGTGAATGTCGATACCGGAATTTATCACGTTAAATGTAAATTCAACGTCACGCGCCAGGCGATCTAATTTTGCTATCACCAACTATCCAATAAGTACCCGAAACAAAAGAAAGCTAACGCCCAGAAGATGATTAACTTCATGCGATTTCCTTTCCTGCGGTGCAAAAGAAATCATCCATAACGAAATCCACTCCGGCATAGTAGTCTTTAATAAACTCATCTGAAATAATCGAATCGACTTCCGCCAAATCCAAATAACTCGGTTCATCATAATTACGACCGATAACTTCGGCAAACGTTCCTTCATTCACAAGCTCGGTATAATAACCTTGCTTTAATTCTGTGAGTTGCTCACGATTTAATTCTGTTACATCCATAATTATATAGTTTTTTTTGGTTAATAATAGTTCCCTAAACTACTATCGCATAGAATAGGGATAAGTGCAAATTGTTCAAGTACATCTTTGCCAGAATAAATTTCGTTTTCAGTAAGAAAATCTAAAAAGTGGACTATCAATCTGTCGTTTCCGGAAGAATCAACATTTGCATTATAAAATGTTATTCCTTTAAAATTTAATTCTCTCATAATCGTAATTTTTAATTGTTAATATATTGCGCCCGCCGTGGGTACCGTCTCACGATATGCAAGTATTGCGCGGGCTGAACAAACGCGGCAAATAATAATGTATTAATTAATAAGTAACTTGTATAAGTGTAAGTTATATGTATATATTAATACTAATCGCAATTATTTGAAGTTGCCGCGCTTGCAGTTTATTGAATATCGCAAAAGGTACGATGGAGTGCGTCCTCTGCGATGAGGGCGCACTTCTTAATTATTCAATCAGAAACCTTCAATTAATGATTCTACGAGTTCTTCTGCAGTAAAATCTGTTCCGGATGCAATTCCGCGCAAGATGGTTTCCAGATCATCATTGCTGATGTCGTCGAAATTTTCGCCGACATAGTTTTCGCTGTATTGACGAATAGCTTTAATCATATTATTTCTATCCATAATATTGCCCGTTATGCCGATAGCGCAGCGTTTAGTTACAAATATAAAGATTATTATTTAAACTGCGAGAAATACGCAATAATTTTATCATTAAGACGTGGCGGAGCGACAACATAATGGCATGTCATTGAAACGTCACTGTGTCCCATGAGTTTTGAAATAGTGAGCAAGTCAGCTCCTCTCAGGTAGAGGTTTGACGCGAAACTTCTTCTGCTTGAGTGCGCTGATATAAACTGCCATTTTTCGCCTTCCATATCTATTCCACGTCTAAACAACTTGATACGCTGATTTATACCACATAATTTGCAAATGTGGCGGATAGTATCGTTATATGTGTCAACGCATACAGTCCGGTCAACATATTCAATATCATCGAGAAACTTCACCACGATAGGCGACAACGGAACCTCACTCTTGATATGTGTTTTCTGTGACACATACACAAAAGAATTACCGATAATGTTTTCTTTCGTGAACTTCACTATATCAGAATGGCGTGCGCCAACGGCACAACCAATTACGAACTGGTTGCGTACAAGACGCTCGATTGTCCCTTGTGGCTCATATTTTATGAGAAGGTTAATTTCCTCATCATTGAGCCAAGTATTCTGAGATACGCATCCTTTTACAGAGAGTATCTTTGCATAGTCAGACGGAAGATTTACCTCGTCCGAATATAAGTTCATCACGCTTTTCAGCATTGCGCAATAGGTCTTTACGGAACTCTGCGCCATGTTTTCTTCAAGATAATCAACGAAATTGCTCAAACCTACTTTCGTAAGGTCTTTCCATCCAGCTTTCTCTAATGAGTTTGCCGTTGCATAGTCATCGACTATCTTCCCATACTTTGGAAATTTAGATTCCAAAGCCTCTTTTAACGTTTTCATATATAAATTAATTGTATTATATTTGCAGCAGTTAAGTTTGTCAAATTGACAAAAATTTGGCGCATTTCCAAGTGATTGGCGGTGCGCTTTTATTTTGCCTGTAAGACGTTGTTTTATTTAAGTTGGTAAATTATCCACCTAAGATTAGATAAATCATAGGAATAAAAATACGGCTATTCTCACGAACTGCCGCACTCCAACTAAATAAAACAATTATGTATTGGTTTAATGTAGTCTTAGGCTTGACCAGAAACTTCCATGACCATAAGTGTCACTTTCTACATTGCAGAATGAAATCAATTATAGCAAAGATTAGAATAAGAGCCCAAAATGTTCCGTCCATCATGTAGCCGAAACAGAAAAATAACATAACCCAGATAATTATTAATGTCATTCAAATGATTTATATTTCCCAGTTGTTTTCTAAATTATCTGCATACGCGGCAATAAAGCCTTCTTTCGTATGGAAAATAATCTTATCGTAATAAACTGTGTATTCTCCTACATTTGAACTCATAAAGTCAAAAATATAGGAACACTGATTCAATACGTATTTTAAACCTTTAAATTTCATTGTTTTCTTATTTTATAGTCAATAAATGCGAACATAAAAGTAAAGGCAAATACATAGGCTGCAATAACAGTTATATTCATGATAACATTCTCTAAACTTTCTATCGTCTGCATATCCAACACGTAATTTGTTATTGCGGTTGAAAAAACGATAGAAAAACTCAATGCGCAAACTATCGTAAGCACATCCAAAACCCTAACTAATTTCTTCATATATAAAATATTTGGTTAATTGTTAATAATATTTGTTCGGTGTGCGGAATCGAACCGCACAAGAACCGTTACCGATAAATGCCCGTCATTCCGATAGCACAGCTTTAAATTAATAAATTGTCCAATTTTCCAATGATGATTTTTTCAGTAATTCAAGTCCTTTTTCTGTAAGCATGATACTTGAATTATCCCAATAATATCCTTCCCACCGGCCATCCCATTTAGGATGAGAAGAGAGTCCTCTTTTCCCGTGCAAAACACCATTACAATCTATAGAAATCAACCCAATTTCTGAAAGTTCAAACCATGGGGAATTAAAAGCGTTCCTATTTAAAAAAATCTTTTTCATAATGTTTTGTTTTTAAAATTAATAATTGTGCAACCGTCAAGTTCTACCCTTGATGCAATAGTTTTATTTTCGGTTGCTATCCAAACAATTTAAAACTTACTTATGCTACATCGAATTTCTTAACCCAACCGTCAGGCTCAAACGGTGCGAAAACTTTTCTGATTGAGTTCGGAACAATTCTTTTTGCCATTCCGTTTTCTATGCAATATTGGCATAATTCCTTTACACGGTAAGCGTTTTCTTTCATATATTTTGAAAAAAGCTCGTCTTCGTTTTCTTGATTTTCAATCCCGTTTTCCTCAAGATATTCATTGTATTCTTCCCACATTGCATCCTCCACATCGTGAGAGTTCATCACGTAATCTCTAAAACGGATATACGGATCACTCCATTCGCCTTTCCAAATAAATTCTACTCCATAAATTCCATACCATCTCGGGTAATCTGTTCTGTAATTCCTTTTCATAATTTTGTAATTTTAATTGTTAATAATTAGTACCGCTGCCAGTAACGAATTGGTGTAATGCCTTTGAGCATTCAGCGGTTATTTGTTATCCCAATCTCTAAACCTGAACTTACTAAACCCTTATATTATTAATTAATTCCAAAAGTTCCTCAACCTGTTCAATATCGTGTGCGTAAATAACGTTTTCGCCAAAATTACACCCTTTAGGTAACTTTATTTCACTTTCATATTTGCTATTGAAAAATATAGCATACCAAATTTTTATTCCTTTGTCAACCATTTTTTGCCCAACTAATTTTCCATTGAAATACATATCGTATACATCTGCGAAATGAAAGTTTTTATACTCTAGGGACCTTCCTGTTTCTTTAATTACTTTTTTCATATCGTTATGTTTTAATTGTTTATAAATTGTTCCTTGTAATCAATACGATTGATTAACTCTATTTTCAAGTCAGTTATAAGGAATAGTAGCAGCAATCAGATAATTTAAATAAAAACAGAGTAACCAGTGTTTAACTTGTTAGCATCTGTTACAACTTGTTTCTTTATTACCTGAACACCGTAAAAAAGTTCATCACGTACAAAACTAAACCCTTTTTGTGGATAATCTGTTTCGTTTATCATTTTACAATTTTCTTTACATGATACCTTCCCGTGCAATATAGACATTGCTACTTTTGCTGATTTTTCACTATCAAAAATAAAACTTTCAGCATCTATTAAGATTCTAGGTTCATTATTCAAATTTGAAATGCTTAAAACCCAAATGTACTTTTTCATAATCGTATGTTTTAAATTGTTAGTAAATCGCTCGGCTGCAAGAATCGAACTTGCAGAAATTCAAATAAGAACTTCCAACCATTAGCCGATAATAATTATTTGCAGAAATTCAGATAATAGAACACTGACAAATAAATAGAGTAGGATATTTCTATGATTGCGAACAACGTGAAGTCTAATATGTTCACGTAATAAAGAACGGCTGCAAGTGCTGCAACCGCTCCAAAGATGCTAAATAGATGTTTCATAGGTTTTTTATTATTTCGTATGTATTAGGTAATTCATCTTTCGTAACCGATACTAACTGCCTTAGATTATTTTCCTCAACAAATTTCTTAGAAGTATTTTCAAAGGTTATATCCAAATTTTTCAGTTCGCACCATTTTTTGAACTGTTTCAAAGGTAAATCACTTTTGAAAAAACAAATATCCGTGATCCCTTTGCAATAACCTTCATGGAAGGTTTGCTTGTATAAAATGTAACGTATCATATTTCTAAGTTTTAAATTGTTGTTGAATTACCTTTCACATAAACTCAAGTTGCTTTTTACTATCTCCAAAGAACTGGGCAAAACTCTGCAATTTTCGTCAATGTAGCCACGCTTAATCAGCTCATCAAGAATTCTACCTTTGTCCTTACGTGAAAAACCACGTACACATTTGCCCATGTAACCTAAACATTTTAGGTTCACAAGAACTTTGAGCAATGTTTGCTCACTGAAATTTTTACTCATATCTTTTCGTTTTAAATTGTTAGTAATTTGTTCCCCGAAAATCGTTTATGATTTTATCACGGAATCGAGACCGCACGGGGAATGAGAAAATTATTCATTTTCAGAATCGTACCAATACGCTATTTCTTCAAGTGCGTATTTTGCAAACGTGTCGTAAAGCAGATATAAATTCTCATCGAATTTCCCATAAAGTGCACGACCGATCTCATCTTCTGAAAAATCGTCTTTCACTGAATTGAAATTCTTCACCATGGAAATAACAGAGCTTTCGCCGAGTTCATCGGCTTCCTGTTCCATGAGATTTTTAATGTTCTTTCTATTTGCTCTCCAAAATGCGGCTGTTTCTGTATAATAGATGAAACCAGAGAAACCAGCATTTGCGCCACAAGAAGATTTTACTACATTTACCAGCTCGTCAAAAAATTCATTTACTGAATCGCATCCAAGTTGTTTTTTTACTGCGGAAATCAACGATTTATTATCTTCGTGATTTTCCAAAAATGATTTGTAAGTCATAATTTGAAAATTTAATTGGTTAATAAAAGTTCGCCTGAATGAAATCAATCACCCAAGCGATAAATTCAAAGTTAAAAGCAGAGTCTGCTCATTAATTCATCAATATTATCCGTTTCAACTCCTAAATTTTCACAAGCATCTTCAAAATCTGAAAAACGCAAGTCGTCAGCGTATAAAAGGTCTCTGAGATTATTTACTTCTGAATTTACTTCATGCTCGGCTTGTTCTTTAGTCAAGTCACAAGATTTTTGCGTTGTTTCTACAATATCCATTGTTTTAAAGTTTAAATTGTTCAACTACTTAATCGTTCCTTCGCTCATCATATCGTTCAAAGCGTAGAACATCGCAAGCATTTTAAAACTTGCAGTACCATTTTTTACGAACTCCGAAATTGTCCGGCAAATTCGTTCGGCTGTCTTTTTATCCATAATCCTATAATTTTAATTGGTTTTCGTACTCCCGAAAGGTATTCAGCCGTTCGAGAGCTAAAAGATTATTTATTTAAAATATTCATTATTTTCATCATCGCAAGCGTAGCGTTTGCCTGTTCTTCGCTGTTCACTTCGTGATTTTTCAAAAGTTCTTTGTTCTTATCTGAAAGTTTTTCATAAGTAGAAGAAAAGTCCTTCAAAAACGCTTCACATTTTTCGTGTTCCTCGTGTTTTTTACGTTCAATCAATATTTCAGTGAGTTCTTTACGATATTTTTTATCGCATTTCTCAATAGCGTTTTTCAATGCCGTTTCATAGTCAAAACTTTCCCATGTTCTGTTAATGTAGGAAACTTTCGTATTAGTTACATCAAAACAACAATTCACAACCGTATGGCAAAAACCGTTACGCGTGTCAGTCGTGTAAGCATAGAAATGAAATTCGGTGCCGTCACTCATCTTGGCAGAAAAATTCTGCTCATTGTACTTTTTAGTCATAATCGTAAAATTTTATTGATTAATAATTGTTCACCGAAGAAAATCCAATCTCTCCAGTGATAAAAGACTAAACAAAATAGCAAACGTTATCTACTACCAACGTAACCGCTTCTTGCTGCATATCCTTTTTTACTTTCTCCGCAATTCTTACAACCTTATCAAGATTTTTGTCGTTAAATTGCTCATTGTTCACGAAAGAAAATACCTTCGTTGATTTTTCAGTCACTAAACCGTTTTGACTTTTCCAGTAACCCAGTCCGTCAGTTGCAGTAGCACCGCCAAATAATTCAGTAAGTTTTTCCGCAACTTGCTCAACAAACTTTTTGTTATCGCAAGGAACATCTACATTTATCGTACTTGGTACATAAATTTCGACGCAATGATTAAGCGGAATAAAATTTTTCAATTTACACATAATTGTAATTTTAATTAGTTAATTGTTCACCACGAAAACCTAATTTCCGTGATGATGAAATTAAAGCGTAAATAATTTGAAAAACATACTAATAGAAAAAATCCCCCAAATGATTAAGAGCAAGATAAAACATTTTGAGCTTTCCCACTTTTGTGGTTCGCCATCATCAAAAAAATTTTCATTCTTCATATTAAAGCGAAATAAAAAGCTCACCGTTTTCCTTCAAAAATCTCAAGGAGATTAAATCGTCAAGCAATAGGTTATCGTACTCGCTCAATTTTTCAACCTTGCCAGAATAAAGCAAAGGACAAGACTTAAAGTTCTTAAAGCTGTAAACTAAATGTGCAACAGTTCCATAAGTCACGCGAAAGATTTTAGTAGAACCGTTTTTGAGCTCTGCTAACATTTTAAAATTCTTATTCATAATTATTATTGTTTGGTTATCGTACTCTTGAAAAAATTCAATCTTCCAAGAGCATTAATTTAGTAGCAAAAGAATATTGCCACCAAACACTCAACGGTTACGAAGACCGCCAGAAAATAATCTAATTTATCCATGCTTGTATTAGTTAACAAAATGTGAAAGTGAGCAGCATTCACCGCCCACTTTCTCCAATGCAGTTTTTGAATCCTCTGCAAACCGTGTTTCATTTAAGGTTTTGCACCTTACTTAATTTCTTTTTATTATCGGCTATTAAAAAGTGAATTAAAAAATTCAGCCGTTCGAGTTCTAAACCGTGTAACCAGCACAGATCAGATCTCTAAAAAATTCAACAATAAAAACGCTTAAAATATTTATATTATCGTACTTGATTATTCATATTAAAGAACAATCAGATACTAATAAAACATTAGTCTGTTTGTTTTACGTCTTTATTTTGTTTAATCATATACAAATGATTTATAATAATTTGCCCCTATTATTGCCACAAACGGAACGAAACACAATAAGAAGAACAAATTAAAAGCGTTTTGCGACTAAATAAGCCGTACAACTTTATAAGTTTATAACTTTAAACTGTTATAAACCCACGGTTTAAACAAATTTAAAAACCGTTGGCACTCTGTAGATCCCACAAAATTTGCGCCCGTTATGGTATCGCACCACACAGCAATAAATGCAGTTCTAAAAATACGGGCAAAATAAAAGGCGGTAAAAACCGCCTCAAGGCTAGGTCTGAGCTATTTGCTGTTTAGCAAATCTTTTAACCTAAGGAGCTGTTCCGGTGCAAGCCCGGACAAATTAATGCCTATTTCTTGTGCAGCTTTTGCTGCACATTCTGTAATCTCCCTTTTTTGTTTTTCAATCTTTGCCGATCTAGCCTTTTCTGCTAGGTAGGCGTTACACCGGGAATTTATATTTTTAAATTCTTGCACGCCTAAATTGACAACCAATGAACTGAATAAATGATTGCCTTCGGCGAAAGAATAGTATGTGTTTAGATAGTTCTTTTCGTCTTCGCTATTCAGTTTTTCGGTTGCAGAAGTTAAGGCGTTTGCCAAATTTTCAGGAAGTGACCTTTTCAGGCCTTTTACGGTTTCCTGAATGAAAATTTTCAGAGCCTTAGCTTCTTCGCTTTCAGCTCTGTGCGGTTTTACTTGCTTTTCCATGATTGCAGCGTTCTGCAATTTGTCGTTTGCGTTTTCCTTTGTCGCTTTTGTCGTAACGTTTGCTTTGCTTTCGTTTACAACTTCATTTGTTAAGTTTGTCATAATGTTTTATTTTAGTTTTGCACGCGATAGGCGTGCGCTTTTTTCAATCTAATCCGGGTGCGCATAGTTTGCACTTCGCACGTGCGGTGGTCAGACCGTTGTCTAACCTTTACACTTGCAAATTTAGCGAAATATGTTGAATTTACGTTATAAAATAAGTTATAAGACGCGTATATTAATTGTATAAAGTTATATAATGTTAGAGAAACTGTGAAAATACCTTTCATTTGTAAAAAATTGGCGAAAATTACACTAAAAAACAAAACGATATAATATGATGGTAAAATATATAAATATGATATGTAATTATACAATATCATGCCAATATGTAAGTAAATAATATAAATATGTTGCAAATTAACATCAAAAAAGTGGCTGCACTTTTTTAACAAAATAGTTAACAAACGATAAATTTAATATATTTTAAGTATATATATGCAATACGTATATTTATACATTATAAAAACGAAGTATAGAAAAAAGCGACCACTTGCAAACAAATTGCCAATTTATATTATCCGGTATCTTCAAAAAAAGATCCGGTGTCCCCTAAAGCGTTAATCTATATTATTATTATAATATCGAGACGCCTATAAATAGACGGTTTGAAGAACACCCACCCCCCCCCTAAACGCCAGTTCTAAGATCGCCCTACTCGCTTCTTGTAAAAATTTTTCCCCCGATTTTCCCATATTTTAACATTTCTAAATACCTGTTATCTGACATTGAATCCCGACTTATCAAGTTATAGTCAAGAGATATGGTACCCTTCAAAGTGTCTATATAAAACAAATTAACACTATAAATGAATATTTATCCAATTATTTTGTATATTTGCAGAGTATTTTGTAATTACGCTTTTTGGGGGTTGCCCCCATTTTGCCGTTTTTTATGTTTTTGTGGGATAATAACTAATATTTGTTAATATGGAGAAGTATGAGATTATAGAGAAGATATATGGTGATTTATACTCCTGTATATCTAGTGGCAATTACGACTTGGAGCGTTACAAGGGTTATTGGGGTAAGAGTACATACTCTAGTTGGAAGGAGTTATATGTAGGTTTCGTCGGTCAGTTGCGTAAGATGGCTCAAGAGAGCACGTTATTGTATGGTGAAGGTTCTTTTTGGATGTTTGACGGTAGGATATACATAACGGTTACTCAGGACTTGATAGAGCAGGCGTACAACAGGTTTATTGAGACGATGGGTATATTGCCTATGGTTAACAACAGGAATGTGTGCAAGTCGGATTTCATTGATGTCATAAAGTATTGGAAGGTTATGAGCATTAGGAATGACATTATAGCATTCAAGAACGGAGTATTGGATATGAACGACATGAGTTTCCATGATTTTGACGCTAGGTATCATGTCACGTACATGCACCCTTATGATTACAAGCCGAAGGCAGGTTGTCCGAAGTGGTTAAGTTTTCTTCATGAGGTATTGCCTGACAAGAGTTCTAGGCTGATATTACAGATGTTTCTTGGTTTGGGTTTGATAGAGAGGGGTACTGTTTACAATCAGTATGAGGGCAAGGACAACTCTAAGGTGGAGTTATGTCTGATGCTTATCGGTCAAGGAGCCAACGGCAAGAGTGTTATATACAAGACTGCTATGGGTATCTTCGGTGAGAGGCGTATCAGTGGCATTGACTATGACGAGCTGACGGGTACGGGTGATGAGGGTATGAGGGCGAGAAGGTTATTGAGGGATGCGCTTTTCAACTGGTCTTCTGATAGTGACAGCAGGACGTTTGGCAAGAAGAGGGTTGGTGTCTTCAAGCGGATAGTGTCTGGTGAGCCTGTCACGGACAGGAAGATAGGTGAGGATGTTAGTCAGAACTACAGGATGCCGTATCTCATTTTCAACCTCAACGAGTTGCCCCATCCGGACGACCAGAGTCTTGGCTTCATAAGGCGTTTGCAGTTTATCACCTTTGACATCACGATACCGAAGGACAAGCAGAATAAGTCATTGGCTTATGAGCTTACCTCCGAGTACCCCGGCATTTTCAACTGGATAGTGAGGGGCATGAAGGAAGTCAAGAGGCGTAAGTTCGTCTTTCCGTCATCGGAGGGCAACAGGAGGCAGATATTGCTTACGCAGTTGAGGATGAACCCCGTTCTGGCATGGATAAACGCCTATCAGGTGCGCAGTGAGCCGGAGGTGTCCAACGAGATAGGCATTCTTGTTCCTGCCAAAGAAATGCTTGACAGCATAAACACCTTCTGTGAAGACAATGATGTTGACGGCGTTTCCTTTCAGAAGATGGGAGCCACGTTCAGGAGCATAGGCAGGGGTTTCCTCAAGAAGAAGAGGAAGATGGACGGATGGAACTACATGGTCTATGGCTGTACCGTTGAGAGGATGAAGTTGCCGTTCGTCATTCAGGACGAGAAGCTGGATACGGAGTATGTCAATCAGGACGGCACGTATATTGATGAGAGCGACTGATTATCAGCCGTATATAATCACTTTTATTGCATTTATTTTGCATTTATAGAAAGGAGCGTAAAACCCACAGGTCTTTAGCCTGTGGGATGTAAGCGACAAAAACATTTGGTAGTTCAAATTAAAAGTTGTATATTTGCATTGTCAGTACAAGACATTAAAACCTCGTAAGGGACTTGCGAGTACACGTGTGGAGCGACAGTAAGACTTCCAACTCTTCGGAACAGTAAGCAAGTTGCTGTGAAGCGCGAAGCCCATTTGTCTTTAGCAAATGGGTAGTTCACATAAATATATTGTATATTTGTAGCATAAATATTCTATTATGAAGAAAGAAAAGAGTTATGAAATGCTTCGTTACGGTAATTTTATCGTTGAAGGAGTAAGGGATGTCTTTATGAGAACCGAGCATATCCGTGTCAGGGCTTCTGGCGGAAGCTGGTCCATGCGTGTCGATGCGAGTACACCGATGTATGCCATCATAAAGACGGTATTTACCATGTCTCCGGAAAGTGATGACGGAATGTTATGGAACAACTATCTGCACAGCATGATAAACGTCATCTATCAGCTTTCCTCTCAGGGCATTGCCGTTGACATGATGACGGGGTTGGATAAACTTATTTCGGAGCATAACGATAAGATGCTGAAAGAGGCGCACAATCCTACCAAGAAAGAGGAGAAAGAGACCATCAAGGACTTTAAGGAGGATGAGAACATTCGTGAAACATTAAATAAAATCGAAGAGCATGAAAAAAAATGATGTCGTATCCGTTTATGTCAACGGAGAAGAAAAAAGAGGTACTATTGTCGTTACCAACGGTAAGACAGCCGTGATTGACATAGCAGGCAAGGTTATAGACTGTATGGCTGCTGCTATAAAGGTTATCAAGAGAGCACCCGAAGCCGTAAAGGTCGAGGGAGTCGCCGATATGGACGATACGGAAGCCTCTGACAGCCCCGAAGAGGTCAAGCAGACAACTATAAAGCGCAGAGGGAGAAAGCCTCTCACAGACAAAAAGAATGCGTAATATGGGGAACGCCATAAGCAAGGAGCTTCGCTCAATGGCTCGTGAAAACGGTTTATGTGACAAATGGTTCAAGGAGTGGGATGACGACACCACGGACGAAGAGCTGTTTGACAAGTATAAGAGAGGAATAGACTTCTCCATAGACCATGAGTGGATAACCAACGACTTTATCAAGAGCCATTGGAGCAAGGAGCTTCTGCATAGGAACGGCATCTTCGTGGATGACAAGGATGTTGCGGTAGAGAGCCTTAATACCACCGTTATCGTCAACGGAGACAGCGACATTACCCTTTCGTATGCTCTCTATGACTTTGCAGACATATATGTCCGTCACACGTCAAAGGTAAAGGTTATAGCCAGACAGGGAGCAAAGATATTCGTAAACATATACGATGAAGCCGAAGTGACGGTGGATAATGACGACACCTCGAAGGTGTATATATATAACAACAAAAAAGAGTAGCATGGGCGCAATAGAGAAGTTGATTTGCCGCATTGAGGATGCCGTTGTCATGGAGAACTTCCTCACGGAGCTTGACCTTTCGCTGACAAAAAAGCATATATAGTTAAAAAACATTAAGAGCCTTTATTCATGCGTTTTCGCTCTTCTTTTGTGGTCTTTTATTATTTGGATTAAGCAGACAATCATCGCATGATGAAGGATAATTTACGGGCAGATAATAGTGAATGGTTGTATCTTCCGTCTTTATTTCTTCTTGCTTCATGCGAGACACATCTATAATCATTTTTTTCGTGTCTCTCCATTCCTGCGAGCCGATAGCCATCTGCATAAGCGCACTTTGGAGGTCAACGAGCATGTCTTCCTTTGATGTCGCAGCTGACAGAAGAGCTTGTCTGTCTTTTTTATCAGCATTCTTTATGCTGTCTATCTGGTCTTTGCGAAGAGTTGCCTTTGTCTCCCCTATTCTTGTTTTGACGCCATCGTTTGAAAGCAAGTCACCTACTTCCTGCTCAAGGGCACTTCTGTTCCATGCCGCACCTTTACGTATGGCTACGTTCCATGCGTCAAGAGGCTCCCATCCTACGGCTACAAGGTCAGCAAAAGCAAGCTGGTCGGGTTTTATCTTATATTCCCTAGCTTGTTTGGCTGTTTTTGACGATACATTTATGTCTGTCATTATCAATGAGTTTTATTCCAGTCGTCCCAATTATCACGTCCTTCCCAATTTCCGTTAACATCGTATGAACGTCCGCTTGTATTCGGTCTTCCACTTTTGCCTGTATTTATGTCCTGTCCTTTTTGAAGTTTGCTTGTGGCGACTTGTTTCTCAATCTCACCTTGTATCTGAACACGTTCCTTATCCAGCTCGGACTGCAAATCTAGCTTACGCTTGCGCAAATCCTCACGTATAAGGCGTGATGTCTCATCATTACGTGCATATTTCGGTATTCTTTCCGAAGCCGTTTCCGTTGAAAGGAATTTATTCTGAACGGCTGTTGACAAGTTCGTTATCAGCTCGGTATCGTTTTGGTGAACATACGGTTCTATCCAAGCGTTTATCGGCAATTTAAGAAGAGAAGCCTGCAATTCTATTTTAAGACCATAAGAGAATTGTACAAGATGAACGAGTGTATGTAGGAAAGATGACATCTTCTGAGCATCGCATGTGGCATTCTCTATGGCTGGAGAGAACAATAACTTTATTGCAACACCGGGAAGGTCACCTGATTTAAGTTCAGGAGGTTTGACGCAGAAAGACTGCTCATATATCATGTCATATAGCTTAGAAAGCTCCGCATTGAATGATTCTGATACCTCCGGCTTGTCGAGATAACCAACTTCGCTGTCAGAGTCGGGTATCTCTATTGATTTAACCGCTCCTGTCTGAGTATCGGGATTGAATACTATTCCGTCACCTTTATAATACATTATAGGAAAGGCATGTGCCTTGTTGTCTTCACAGAGATAGGAGAAAGACTCCTCATAATTTTCGATAGAGTTTTGCGACCACCTCCAACAAGCACCATAAGGGTCCCTGTAATATGCTACGGGACATTCGTTGAAACCATGTGACTCCTGAGAAACGATAGTGAACCCTCCGAGACCGAATATTTCCTTTATGCGTTGGAAATTATTATTCTTGGCAATACCTCTCTTTGCACGATAGAAAAATTTCTCGTCCCATACTTCCACCCATTCGGTAACGGCATTGCCATCATCGTCATAATCCTTATATTTGCGAGCAAAAATTTCCATCTTACCCGAAAGAGAGTTTATGTGAGGATAAAGAGTATCACCGTTAAGGAATGACAATACTTTTGTATGAGGGTTTTGTTCCTTGTCGAAATAGAATATTACAGCACCATCACCCGTTATCTTTATAGAATTGACCGCCTCATAAAGTCTCGTTTCCATATCCATATCCAGCCATCCCTGTCTGAAACTTATGAATAGCTTCTGTTGCGCCAGTTCCTCGTTCTCATTTTCAGTATGACCTGAAAGTTCGAACTGCACATCATTTCCTATAAGATGAAGAGTCTGCTTCAATGCTATAACGTGTTGAAAAGCGAATGCCGACCTCGTTACGGGTTGAATATACCATTTGCCAGTTTCAACGTCTTTCTTGTAAATGTCTGGAAAGAGAACATGGTCCATTATCTTATGCCCTGACGGAAAATACTCTCGCATGAAGTCCGCCTGCGTGATAATTCTCAGCATAGGCTTGTCTTCTGGGTAAGAGATTATCTGTCCCATTCTGTAAAGAGGTCTGTCAAATCTTCCATAAGGCATCACCTCATAGAACGGTTCCTTTACGAGTAGTTCACGATAGTTTAATTTGCTTTCCATATATATATCCCTTTATTTTATGAGCCATGTGTTCTTTGCTTTCACGTGGCGTTTGTTTAAATCGAAAATCATTCTGAAAAATAAAGACTCAAAGAAATCGGGCGAATGCCCTACAATCTTTTTCATGTCTTTCTTGCTTATCAGCTGGAATGCCTTCCCGTCAGAGTCCGCATTCCTGCGTATGCACTTGCGCTCTTTGAGAAGAATATCCCTTAAAGGCATCTTACTGTAACCGTTTCCGTCAAATTTTAGGTCCAAAAGATAAGGAGCTATGGATATTTCGCCATCTTTTATCTTTTTATAGAACAAAAATGCCGATTGCGATTTGAGGTCTTTATACAGACCTTTGACATTTTCCGCCTTTGACTGTGCTATAGGAGCTGCCTGATTATTGAAATGAACTGCATTAGGCATGAACCCGTCAAGATATTGACCGATACCCGAATAGTCATAAGTGAAATTCTCTTCTTGAACTCCCCATTCTTCCAATCTCTCGTTTATCACATTAAGAGCCGTTTTGCTGTCGAAACGACATACATACACATCTTTTATATGCCAGTCTTTCCATAGCCACATGACAAGGTTATCTCCCCCCATCAAAGCCACATCGGCAGTGGCGTATAGCTTACCCTTATCAGTCTGTTCGGCATTATTGAATAGGTGCATCATGTCGTCCATCTTTATCATATCATCGCCAGCCGCGCGGAACTTCCAGTTTCCGTCAAGGTCTCTGGATTGCTGTTCCTCGTCTTGATTGGCTAAGTTCGCGAGATATGCAGGGTTGGAAGCCATGAGCTTAATGTTATCTTCCAGCTTTGCTTCAACGAAAGCCACGGACTTAATGAAAAGGTCGGAAGGCGAGCCGTATTTGGCATATTTAGGTCTCCAATGTTTCATAATATCTTCGCGGCATTGGTCGAAGACTTCCTCTCGTGTATCTCCCCAATAAATCTCTCCAATATCATTTGAAGGCATATAACAGTATCGAACCATACCATTTCTTTCAGCGATTGGATAACCGTCATCGTCAATCCACCATGATATAAACTGAGCCACCCAGCTATCGGGGTCTGGGTTACATGTCCCCCAGAAACGCGAGCGTATATGATATGCGTTACGATTGTCGGTAATGAGGTATTTGAATTTCTTATAAGGACAGTGCGTTATCTCATCAATACCGATAAAGGCAAACTGTTTACCCTGAAAACGTTTCTTGAAATTTTCATAGTCATCGGAATAATATGAGAACTTGAGCTTACCACCTGAGTTGAAATACCATGTCATATCAACAAGAGACTTATTATAGTTTCCGTCTTGACCGAATATCTTATACGACTCATCAACAAGGTCTTCTAGGTCGGGTTTCTCATTACGCAAAATAGTAGCATAGAAATTGGGATTTTTTACGTCTTTTTTTGCTTCCAAAAGCAAGGACCATGAGTTATGCGTTGTCGTAAAGTCGTTTGTGAGATATAAGGCATCAGGATTACTCACTGCTATGCAACGACATTTGTCATAACCTATCTTTTCGCACGATACTATTCGTTTCGTAGGCTCGCAACATCCGTTGTTGTATGCCTTGCATCTGGCAATCTTTCTTGGAAGACGGAATAAACGCTCTGAATTTCGTATCTTGATATAAAGGTTATACACATCGGCACACCTTATATATATATTATTCTTTTTATATTCAGCCCTGTCCTTCGATATTGTTACATAAGCGCCGAGAGAGCGTAATATAAATGCCATATCCTCTGCAAGGCGCGGACTTATCGTTGAGTATGAGCAATGACCTCGGCTGTCAACGGTCCCGTCAGTGTCCATAAGTCCCTGCACTAAAGACCATCTGTCGGCTATTGTCCCTTCCTTATATCTGATGGGGATGAATTTGTCTTCCGATTTGATGTCAGTGAGTTTTAAGCTCTGCAAGTCTTTTTCAAGTTCTTTGTCGCTATAATAAATCTGGAATAGATTCTTTCGTTGTTGTGTATAGATAACCCTTACGTTTTCTTTCTCGAATTGACGTCTTATGCCCTCATCTGCCGTTGTGAGCATTGCTACATTGGACTTTCCTTCACGTAATGATTTCGCTATGCATCCGTCACCTATGAGCGCACCGATAATATAAGGAGAGAAATGCGTTTTGCGTGCTGTCCCGAAAGAATGGGTAAAGTGTACCTCATCACATAATGGGATAACGAGATTTAAATTTACAAGACCTTTCTTTGTTTTCGACTTATGTTCCGTTTGAAGATAGTCGTAAATCATATCCGTAGTCCAGTTGCGATAATCATCTTTTCTGCTGCCGCCTATCAGTTTTCTTTTCTTTGTCATACTACAAGTGCGAAGCAACGTCCATATATGGTCGTGAGTACAATCAACGTAAGTCTTGTCTGAGAATGTAATACGGTAAACTTCTTGTCCTCCAAGCTCCGTTATGCAGATTACCTTTTGAGCATGTCCGTCTTTGCCGCATACAGCATCACCTATTTTCAAGTCGCCCATTTTCCTTATCCCGAACGGAGTGATTATCGGTGAAGAATAAGGTTGCCCTTTGGAGCCGCCGCGTGAACCACCTACGATATTGATGTCCGCAGGTGAAGCGAGCATATCCTCCTGACCGCCCAGTTGTGCGACTATCTGTTGCGATGAATCAAGGTCGCGTATAGATTGGGCGTATTCTTGCGTCAGAATAGGCAGACCATCTTTTGTATAAAATCCCGAAAATTTCTTCAAAACTTATATTTATTAATATTTTATGCAAAAATACAAGAAAATATTTTGAATATTAAATATTTATCCATAATTTTGTGCATAAATATGCAGAAGTACTGCATTAAAGGATAATTATCTAAACAATTTAAGATTTATGGAAAGAGAAGAACTCCGAAATAAAGTTAACGAAAATCTGGAAAGCAGCCAGACTACATTATCCTCTTCACTCAGCGAAGAAACAATCAACTCTGAATTAGATGACGCTCTAGAGGATGTCACCGATGACGGTCAGGTTGACGATAAGTTTGTTGCGAAGATAGCCAAACGTCTTCAACGGATAGATGGCAATCTGCATAAGAACGTTTCCGCAGAGGTAAAGAAGTACAAAGAAACGGTATCTGCCAAAGGCAAAGCAGGTGTCGAAGTCCACAAAACCGCACAATCAGCAGAACCCGAAGAACCTGAATGGTTCAAGACGTATCGAGAGGCTCAAGAGGCTAAATGGAACAAACTTGATGCGGATAAGAAAGCATCCGATGCCGCAGCAGTTAAGAAAGCTACTTTGGAGGGGATAAAGAAAGGACTTAAAGCTAAGTTCAAGGATGCCGGAATCGAAGCCAACGACTATATCCTAAAACAGACACTTCGTGACATTGTTATCCCCGATGCCTCAGAAGATGGACGGATAGACGAAGGCGGCTTGACTGACAAGGCTGAAAAAACTTACTTCAAGAACTTAAAAGAGGCAGGATTGGAAAAGAAGTCCACGTTACCTCATTTTGGCACGCAGATTAAAAAAGACGGTAATGGTCCCGTTGACAGCTATTTCGCTCGCAAGGCGCAGAAAGAAGGCTGGTCGAAGGCAAAGAGTAATTAATTTTAAAAAAGGACATTAGAATGAACTTATTGAACAGAAAAGCGACTATCGGCAACAGCTACAATGTCGGTTCAGTGAAATTCGGTCATGCCCGTAAGGTGTGGCGAGAGATACGCGAAGTTCTTCCAGCAGGAGGAACAATCTCCAATATTTCTGATTTCGTAACCGCAGGCGTAGTCCCGTCTGGTCGTCCTGTCGTATTTACAGAAAGTACGAACAGCATTAAGGTCGTAACTGATGCAGAAATCACCGCGGCATCGGACGTTAACACGCTCGGTATCAACGGTTATCTGCAAGAAGATGTACCTATAGAGGATGCAAGCACGGTAGGTACTGGCACTGTCGTTGTTGATGGTGACATCTATGATTACATGTTTGACTCCGCTATTGCGGCAAAGCTAAAGGCAATGACGCAGAAGAACGGCATGAAGATACGCTTCGTGCATTAAGTGTTTAACAATTAGAAAAGGAAAAGTAAATGAATACATTAAGCGCACAGCTATATCAGTTACTTGCACTTGGTCTGGGTGGCGAAAGCTGGCAAGAGTTTATCGACCATTACGCAGAGAAGTATGACACCGTACAGATTGACGGTTTTACATTCGCTCCGACACAGATTGGCTACACTTTCCAGCAGCTCATAACAAGCACGGGAGTTACCACACTTCCTGCATACGTTGACCCAGAGTCTCCCGGCTATGAAGCAGCATTGAGAGAAGTAACAGGTGCATCGGGCAATATCCCGACTATGAAAAAGTTCTACCGTCTCAACAGAGTAACGGTAAGAGAAAAAATGCAGCTCTTGCAGAAGTTCGGTGAAGCCGCTCTGACACAAGAAATGCAGGACGTGTTTATTGGTTTGCTTGACGAGAGCACGGACGGATTGATAAAATCCTTCTTCAATGCTTTGATAAATCAGCGTATGCAAGCCGTAAGTTCTGGCAAGTTCATTATCGACACTACTAACAATCCTCGCGGACTGAAAGGAGTGGAGATAGGATTCAATATTCCGACAAAGAACTTTGACACTCTTACGGGCACATCACTTTGGTGGACTACCTCAGACCATACCACGGCTAATGAAGGAACAACAGCAGACCCTATCAAGTACATAAAAGACAGACTGAAATATATCCGTCGTACATGTCACTATTATGGTCCGTTGCATCTTGAAATGTGTGAAGACCTCTATGAGGATTTGGTAACACATTCAAAGGTACTGAGCCGTATCGGTCACGCTCTCTATCCAAATGTTACGGACGATGCAACAGTAATAGCAAATGCGCAGAACTACAGCGACGATGCCTTACATGCACAATTCGCCCGTATAGCAGGAATAAATATCGTTCCTCGCGATACATACGCTTACGTTGACGCTCCGGGAACGGACGAAGACGGACAGCCTGATTTGATTACCGCAAAGATTGACAACTTCGAGCCGTTGAACATATCATTTGTTCCTGATGGCGACATGGGTTCAATTATGGGTATAGAACCTATCACTCTCGGTTATGAACCTTCAATGGTCGGCAGCTTTGCAGGTGGCAGACTCAAACTGACACAGCGCTGCAATCCTGATACACATTCTTTATATATAGAGAGTGAGGCAGGTCAGCTTTGCGTACCTACGAAACCGAACGGAATGTTTATTTCCACAGTTACTAAATAAGTAATCTCCAATAGAGAAATACATTGTGATATGACGATAAAAGACTGGCTGCTCGGTTGTGAGCAATATGACGTTCCCGAGACTCTCGTAGATACGATATTGTTAAAAAGGAAAGTTGGTGACGCTTTGGAATATCCTCTTGAGGATATGGACTCGGAGCTGTTACGTGCGGATTTGCTTGTAGCCATAGCATGTGGACCATCCAGAGTGGGTAGTACGTCAGATAGTGACGGTAACTGGTCTCATTCGGACGGTGGCTGGTCTCTTACGGAAGCTGACAAGCAAAGACTTTTAGACAGAGCAAATGCGATATATGAGAAGAACGATGAAACAAGCAGTATTGTAGGCAAGAAGCTAGTTAAGATGCGTTCACTCGGTATCGGTCATTGCGACTTTGATTTAAATGGAACTCCACAACCACATGTCGTGCAATGAAGAAGTTAAAGATAGGCAACGTGAGGTTTCCCAATACTTGTGTAATAACACGTGTAACGGGTAACGTTCAGGATAGCGAGGATAGCACTACTACACTTTATAGCGGCAGCTGTCGCAAGGAGCTTGCTACGCAGGATACTCGACATTATCGAGACAGAGCGTTGACCGCACGTTGGCTTATCTCTCTTCCCGTTACCGTTGATGTTACTTTCGGGGACACCGTCGCGGTAGAAGATGGCATCGGCAGTTTAGAAGCTATAATAAGCGACTGGCAACCCACCAATATACCGCATGAGAATGTAAGCGGAGTAATCGTTAACGGTGCTGATGTAGGTGGTACGGCAACCATAGGCATGCACATTTACGCTGTTATAACGAAGAACTAATGGATAACAAGACAGCCATAAAAAACGGAATTAACAAGGCTCGTAAAATAATAGACCTTAGAATGATGGCAGGATTGATGATAGAAGTCGATAAGCTGGCATTCAAAGCATACGAGTCATATCGTTCTACCTTTATGGGATTTACGGGAAACGCATGGACGGGAACCGTAGTCGGTCTGTATTTCGATAAGAAACTTGTATATAATAAGTCCACACGTGAAATAGCGAGTATGCCTAAAGCCTTAATGCGGAAATTAACTCTTGGCGAGGCTAAGTATCTCAAAGAGCCATACGGAACAATGATGGATGCTACCGGAGCAGGAGGAAGAAAGTTTTTTGCTATAGTTCCTACGGATAAAAAGTATGCCGAAGAGTCAGCATTGGATTTTCTTAATTCCTATGTTCCTTCACAGCGTTTTGAAATTGTGGTAGTGAACGGTGCAGAGTATGCTAGCTATATCGAAAGAACAATGGGCGGAGACGTCATTTCCGGAACATATCACTACGCTAGAACACTAAAGGCAAACGTATAAATCAGAAGCTATGGCATACGACAGATATAGCATATTGAAGAGCTTAAAGGATGCAGTTAAAGGTATGGCGACAGAAGTTTTCTACACTGACCGACCGGCCGAGACCGCAGCCAATTATAAGAACTTTATTGTCATTCGTCTTGGAACGATGAACGACAACGGAGCTTATGGCAACACTTATGCAAACCTGATTATTTTTGTAAAAGACAAGGCTGGAGAAGAGGCGACAAAGGACATGGAAGATTTAAAGGTAAAAGTGATGTCCGTGTTACCGATAAACAACGACCTTATCTATACGGATAAGCCACAACTTCTAGGCGGACAGAGCGACAGCGATGGTTATCATTGTATCACAGTGTATTTCAATATTTGGATAAAATAACTCAATTTTAATAAAGGATAACAATTATGGCATTAACAATAACAGACAAATCTACTCTAAAGACACTGTTTTCACAGATGAGTAGAGTCATTTATATCCCAACACCGAACTTGGCAGACCCTGCAAAAGAGACTGGGGCATGTCTTGATTTGCCTATCTTGGAAGATAGCGTCACCTTCAAGTCTGGTGAAGTAACTACCACTAAGGTTAAACTTATCAACGGAGAACTTTGGGACTCAATACCAAAGATGGGCGATGCAGATATGAGTATGCAGATCGGTACACTCAATGATGCTATTCTCTCTCTCTTCTGCACTAAGGCTGCTACAGAGTTGACAGCCGTTGCTTTCGATGGCTTTACATACGCTGGTAGCGGTTATAACTTTGACATCAAGAAAGTATCTGGCGGTCTCTTTATGGAGAATTCCGACAAGACAGAAGCTATCTGGCTTCCTAATGTCAGCATGTACGGAAGTGTTCAGATGGATAACGCCAAACCTTCTTATATCAACGTCAAGTTTGACGCATTGGAGTCAACACTGACTGGCGCAGGAGCTATCTATGTTCTTGCAGGTACAAAGACGGCAGGATAAGGTTAGGATTGTTTTCAGGGTAATGGGCGAGGCTTATCAAAAGAGAGGCCCCGCCCTTTTTCATAACACAGCAAATATATTATGGCAAAAATATTAACACAGCCAACAGATGACGAACAGTTGGAGTTACAGTCGCTAATTACCGATGAGCCTACTGAGGTAGCGGTAAGGAACAAGACATATAAGCTAAAATGGCTAAAAAATGGTACCCGTCAGAAGATTACAAGAGAAATTCTCAAGAAAGGCGGTGACGATACCGCGCATGTCAAATGTGCCGTTCTGATGGTTCTTAACGGTTATTGGAAGATAAAGCTACGCTTCTGGTTTATGTGGCGGTGGTGGTATTATGTCAGGCAGTATAATGAGAATGAGCTTATGGAACTATTGGCTGTTGGTTCTAAAAAAAAAGTACCGCAGATGCAATACTACACAAATACGATGTTACTTCTCGGACTAAGGGATACGAGCGAGACGATGAAGAAGACGGAAGTGCCTCATTCCCTTCTCGAACATCCTACGGAGCAGGCTGGGAATTAGCTAAAGAGCACTCATGGTTGATGAAGCCTCGTTATTTCCTCTTCGGTATGATAAGAGAACCTATGTGGGAATATATGTGGGGCATGACTTCAGCACAGCTTGAACTTATTGCAATAGATAAGCCGTTGACGCTATATGGAAAGAAGAAGACGAACAATTTCAGAGGAACATCGTTCGCAGTCCCAGACACGGAGGATATAGAAAAATGCCGTAAGCGTTATGAGCAAGAGCATAAAGATGACGGAGGCGTTATCAACATTAAAGATATAACAAAGAATTTCACATTTAAACATAAGGAGAAATAATTATGCCGAAATTAGATGATTTGTGGTTTGATTTAAAGATTAACGACAGCACAGAAGCAACGTTAAAATCTATCCAAGAAAAGCTACAAAGCTATAAGGGAATAGAGTTAAACATTGACCCCAATAAACTCAAATCAAGTATAAAAGAGTGTCTTAAAGGTCAGACTTTTAAAATAGGTGTAGTAGTAGATAAGGCATCTATTTCAAAAGTCATTCAGCAAACATTAAATTCTGTTAGCACTAAGAACAGTGGCATTTCCTATTCTGCTGACCAAGCTCGTTATGACAGAGAGCAAGATAAACATGCTATAAGTCTTGAGCGACAAAGAGCAGCAGCGGCTAGGGCAGAAAAGGCTGAGCTTAGTCTAGCACAGGCACATGAACGTGCTGCCACGGCTACTGATAGACATTCTAATTCGTCTAACAGATTACGTTCTAGTTTACAAAGTGTTTTCCACCCGTTGGATGATTTAAGAAATCAGATGATGATGATTGTCTCCTTATATTCCGCTGAACATCTGATTAGGAACATCGTAATGATTGGCGGTGAATTTGAGAAGCAGAAACTTGCGATGGGAAGTATGCTAGGTTCTTTGGAACAAGCTGATGACATCTTTAATAGGATGAAGAACTTGGCTCTAACGTCACCTTTCAACTTCAAAGATTTATCGAACTATTCACGTCAGCTGGCGGCATACGGAACTGATTATAAGGATTTATATGATACGACTAATAGGCTTGCTGACATATCGGCAGGTCTTGGTGGTGATATGAGCCGTTTGGTCCTTGCATTTTCGCAGGTTAAGGCAGCCTCGTTTTTAAGGGGTCAGGAAATGAGACAGTTCACTGAGTTCGGTGTCGGATTGCCAGAAATGTTGGCAGAGAAGTATACGAAAGCTGAGGGTCGCATAGTCACGGCTGGCGATGTTATCGAACGCGTTTCTAAACGTATGGTGTCATTTAACGATGTTAAGGATGTCCTATGGAACGTTACAGATAAAGGCGGAAAGTTCTATGGTATGCAGGACGTATTATCACAAAGTGTCAGCGGTATGGCTTCAAACTTAAAGGATGCCATTGATACCATGTATTACGATATAACTAATTCTAATAGCGGAGTTATCAAGAGCACTATAAAAGATATTACTTCGCTGGTAGGACATTGGCGAGAATTAAGTAATGTTATAATATTAAGTGCTTCTGCCTATTCGATACATAAATTTTCTGTTATGGCTCACAATAGGCTTATGGGAATAGGCACATCAGAAACCATTAAAAATGTTATGGCTGCAAAGGCAGAAGAGGCATCAGTTTTGAGAAGGAAGGCATTATATGGAGAATTAACCACAGAAGAAAGATTAAGAATTGCTAATGTTAAAACGCTTACTTTAGAAGATATAAAACAGTTAGCCACATCAAAAGCTATCAGTGCCGATGCTGTTATGCGAATGGTTGGCGTAAGAAAGATAACGGCAGCGCAGGCAACGCAAATAGCATCGGATATACAACTTAGTGAAGCGGAAACGAAATTCTTGGTTAAGATGAGGGCTATTGATATGGCACTTACATCAAGCACGGGTTTTACGAAAATGGGGCTTCAAATCCAAAAATTCGGCATGTCGTTAAGAACTATAGGCGGAGGAATGTTATCGAATTTATGGGCTGGAATAAAGGGGCTGTTGTCACCTGCCAATTTAGCAATGACCGGAATATTCGTTGGTCTTGATTTGTTGATGAACTATAAGCAGAAACAGGACCAGATAGCACAAGAAAGATTGCAATATATGAAGGATATGGAAGATAGTGTTAAAAACATGAAAAGTTTTTTAGATACCCATCCTATTGAACTGACAGTTAAGAGTGGCAACAAAGATGAAATAGAAAAGACAATATCAGCATATAAGGAACAACTGCAAAACTCTCCTGTGGATATGAGCAGTATTATTACCAATGCTGATGCTATTGATGATGATGTAAAAAAATTAGAGAAGTTAAGGCAAGAAATTATAGATTTGAAAAATGCCAAAGATGCAGCATCTAATACAGGAAATCTTTTGTCAGGTATGATGGATAAACAAGATGGATTTTTCTCTGAAAGTATTAAGACTAACTACGAGGATATGATTTCGTCTTTTTCAGATGCTTCTCTTAATATGAATAACATTACAAAAAAGGAAATATATAACACCATTAATTATCTTAAAAATATTCCTTCATTAAAAGAGTATTCAAAGCAGTTAGACGACATAAGGAATAGTGGAGGTTCGGTTGTCGAAATGATGATGCAGTTAGGAATGGCGGATGAGCAAACAGGAGGAACCATTAAGGCATTAATAACACAAAGTCATGAATATGAAAGCGTTTTATCGGGATTGGGAGATACAAGCTCATATTTAAAAAATCAAGATATATTTTGGGGACAGATACAGAGTGGACTTGATGCTACCGCAGCGGCATATAGAGCAAATGGCATTGACCTAAAGAACACTTCTCAACAGAATATAGACCAATATCTAGTAGAAGCTAACGCCTTCGCACAATCCATAGGTTTGAAGGGAGACGCTATGATACGATATAAACTTATGGTTGAGAAAAATCTAGATATGCGCGATAGCATGAAAAACCATACGCAAGCATGGCAGTTACTTTTTGAAGAAGTTAAGAACCAACTTATAAAGTCTAAGACGCCTATTGAAACAGCCACGAAAGATAATGTCATAGCTGCCGAAAGAGCTGCCATAAATAAACTTAGAAATGGCGAATTTGGCGCACAATTAAACGATGCGATAAACTATATAAGCAACAATCTAAATCCAATAGCTATTAGATTACAGATAATGGGTGGCAATGTAAATGCCAATACTTTGTACAACGATATGGCAAAAAGATGGAGAGACAAATATGG